CCCAAAAGCAACAAGTTAAAGCGTCTAGCAGCGCCCTTTATAAAAGGAAGGTGTTTGTCGGGTGCTAACTGCGTAACCAGAAACTTGTTGTGGTAGTTTATAGACTTACCAAGGTCCTGTTGTATCTAGGTAAACCCAGAATCGGAATCTAGAACTAGCTGGAACACCTCATACCATTCGGTGAAGGGTGGTGTGTAAGCTAGCTTTTCGAAAGCAACTTTGAGCATGCCTGGGGCATGTTCATCGTACACTGTTGGACCATGTAATGAAAGTTCCTTGAGCATGTTGAAAAACGTGTCCTTTGAAATCTCATCCGCCATTGGTCCTTTCCGAGTCCAATAAGGGGCCTCTAGGATTGTGGCCATAGCCAAAGGGCCGACGTATCTTCCTGCTGCTGGTTCGAAACGAAACGCTCTCTTCAAAAGAGAAATTTCGTCGAGTGTGCGTGAGTCAGGAATGACGCCGCCTTTCTTGTCCTCGTCTGTGTATGTGAGGCCAATCTTTGCCAAATGTACTGGAATCGTGTTCTGATTGAAGAGAGGTAATTTCTCTTCAGACACGTTGACGATGTTGTCATCTCCATATGACGCGACATAGACATGTTCGTAATATCGAGAAAGCTCCTTGATATCGAAATCGTGTGCCCTGTGGTACGCGTACATCATCACAATCTGAACGTAGATTGAATTGATGATCGTCGTCATTGGGTTGCCAGATGGCAGCGAATGGTCCCATTCGAAAATGGTATCACCCACAATGTGGCGGCTGTTGTATATCTCTTCAAAGAGTGTACGCAACGCCATTTCGTCCTCTGGACCATAATTGTAGTACTCGAGGATGAGTGATAGAACGCACTGGAAGATACGGGGGATTTGACTTGAGTCATAACCCTTGAAATCTCCAGCGAAGACATGTTTGCCATGTCGCGTCATCTTCATCGCGAGCACATTCCAGTCAGCGGAATATGGGTTGACACCTGTACAGATGCCATTCTCGATGCGAGTCTCCATGATTCGAGCTGCGAAGTCCAACGTGTACATGCGAAATGCAATCGCATAATCCACAGGACAAGCGAAAACTGCACGTGCGCCCTTGCCGGGCTTCCGCCGTTCGTCTTTCAAAAAGACTTGGCACACGTTGAGCTCTCGAATTCCTTTCTTTGCGCGTTCAATCTTGGTCAGGACGCGCTCTTTCATTTCGATCGCCAAAGGCGTATCGAATTGGAAGTCGCTATCACGGCCAAAGATGTCATACTTGCGCGGGCCCCAACGCTTCTCTTGCGAGAATGGGTAACCCGCGGATGTTCCTCTTGGGATTGCATTCGCGTATTCCCTTCTAAGGATACCCTCCAGCGCTTGTTCAAACGTCAATTTGAGAGGTGTATGGTTCCGTTTCAGGATTGGGAGAAAATGAGATTTGATCATTTGTTCGACTTGAATGATCTCCCTTCCGAAATGAACAACCTTCGTGTTCGAGAAAGGTTCGAGTGCTTTCTGCATTGGGCAAACGGATACGCCATCCTCCTTGTAGGGACTCAACCGCATGATTTCGGTTGTGGATGGTCCCCAAGCACCATGGAGCTTTGATCTCTTGATCTTGCTCTTGTTGTACTTGTTCACGAAGTGATCAGCCTTCACTAATGCCCTGAATGATCCGCCGATTTCATCAGCGTTACACTCGAAAAGTGATTGGACGACTTGTCCCTCGAAACAAGCAAGCATGGCTTGGACTCCTTCTAGAGTCAAAATTGATGCAAAGCCTTCGTTTTGCGCGTTGCCAGCACAATGGATGCCGACGAGCTTCTTTGTGCTCGTTGGATCTTCAACCATCAAAATGGAACCACAGTCACCTTCTTTGGTGAGCATGTTGTATTCGAATACTTCCTCAATTTCATAACTGAGATTCGAAGGTCTGTCTCCAACACTGATTGAAGGAACACGTTGTGCAAGTGATGTTTGCACTTCCATAAACGATCCCGTTCTCAGTGTGTATAACACAGCGGCAATCTTGGAATTTCGTGCAATGTACGCATCATCGACAAAGAGTTTCGAGATATCGCATGCAATTGGGTACTGGATTGGTAGCTTGAAAGCCACCAAATCAGAGTTCCCAAGGCGCTTGCCTTCCATCACATCTCTGTACGTCAGCTGGTTCAAACGAGTGCAACCAGCCTTCAAGGTGAACAAAGGCGAATCAGGAGTGATTCTACCAGGATTGTTCTTAATCAGTGCTTCAAAAGCAAGAATGTAGTGATAGTTAATCACTGCAACCCTGCCTTTCAACACCAAAAACGATCCTGAGAATGTTGTGTGAGGGATGTCTTTTTCCTCAAAAGGATATTGAGAAAATCGATACATGTTGTTCTTGATGATTCGGTAAGCCATATCATGTGACTGTGTATCGACCATACCCTCCAAGGGTACAACCTCCTTCTTCTTGCACTTCTTGGGAGCAACATTAAGAGATCGCATGTTTCTGCTGAACCGATAAGGCTTGGCAGGACCAACCCTCACCATCTTGATTTCGGCAGATTCCGTGCCAGCTGTTTTGGGATGAACAATTCTGTTCAATGAAAACATGCTTGTCACGGCGCCAATCAAGACAGCGAAGACGACTCCAGTCACGGTCCCCGTAAGGACTCCATTCTTCTTGAATGCTTCGATGTATTTCTCTTTCAAGTACGCTCCAAACGCCTTGATGCCTTCATAGGCTGCGCGTGCGCCGTCAACGACCACATCAACAATTTTGGTATACCAGCCACGCGTTGTGGCGGATATGTATTGTTCCGTTTTCATCAAGTCTTTGACGAAGTTCCAGGTCAAACCATTGGGATCGAGATTGAGCATATCGTAACAAAATCTGCAAAAGTGCTCGTAATGTTCGCCCAATAGTTTCTTCCACTTTGGTTCAGGCTTGACTTCCTCCAAGAAAGTCGCTAACTTTTCTAAGCTGCCGACTTGCACATTGTGCTTGGCGCATAGTGCATGCAAACTTTGGACGCTAGCCATGTCTGGCTCAATTCGCGCAACAGGTGGCATGAATGATTCAGCATCAAAGTGACTCTGAGTCATATTCGTCTTGAAACGACGCGCGATCTGTTCCTCCTTGAATTTCTTCAAATCGCGAAGGTAATTATCGCCTTTTGCCCTCTGTTCTGAGAACTTACCAACCATGAAGTCCATGAGCTGTTGGTAGTTGAGTACCTCTCCTTGTGGGGAGTAGATGATCGGCCGGTTGGATGTCATTTTGCGAATACGAAACTCGTAAATGTCTGGTTCGAAAAACACATCTCGAATCTTCTTGATGTCCAATCGACGTTCGCCAATCTCACCATCCTTGGTTGCTTCTGTACAATATTCGCGTTTGCAAGTCACTTGAATATTGTAATCGAACCTTCGGTTTATCGCTTCATCAGAATAACAAGACTCTGACGTCAAAACGTTATGGTTCGTTGTGGCAATAACCAGTTGAGAGGCAAAGTTGGTGTTTCCCTTCTCGTCGAGGTGGGCCATGTGCAGCGTGTTTCCGTAGTTGCCTGAGCAGCGGATGATATCCATGAACTCATTATCGGGTTTTCCTTTGATATCGTAGCACTGACCAAAGTCATCGAAGACAGTGACCAGTTGGCCAAAATATCCATCCCAATACTCGTGCTCGGATTGCCTGCTATAAATATAGCTTGCTTCATCG